GTACGAGTCCAGAAGATATGCGGTACCGATAGACGCACCAAACATCGCAGACGGAACTGTTAGCAACGCAGAGTTTCAACGATTGGATGGTGTGACATCAGATTTACAAACTCAGATTGATGCAAAATTAAATTCGGCCGGAGCTTTTACAGTAGCGACAGGAATGATTTTACCTTGGTCTGCTCCTTTAGCTGATAAACCTACAGGTTATTTAGGTTGTGATGGATCAGCTGTTTCACGTTCAACCTACAGTGCTTTGTTTGCATTGATTGGAACTACGCACGGATCTGGTGATGGGTCTAGCACTTTTAACGTACCAAACTTTCAAAACAGAATGGCAATAGGTAAATCAGGAACATATGCTCTTGGATCAACTGGTGGTGCTACAACTGAAAGTTATACTCCTGCTGGATCTGTTAGTGTAACTGTTGCAAGTCATAGTTTAACTACAGCACAAATGCCGAGTCACTCTCACTTTATAGTTAATAACTCAGGAACAACCTCAAATGGCGTTGGAGGTCTTACTGCCTCTCACGTAACTCAAAGAAATGCTGGTGGCATGGGGTCATCAGACTATGCTTTACAAGGCACTTCAAGCACTCCAAATGCTGGAGCAACGAACTCACAAGGTAGTGGCAATGGTCACGGTCACAGTGGGTCAACAGGTTCATTTAGTGGTAATGCAGCTACACTTGATATTTTAAACCCTTACATTTCTATTAACTTTATAATAAAAACATAATATGGCTACATACGAATCAAAAAAATACGCACACACAGGAGCAAACTTAACCAACATAGCTGCTACAGCAGTCGCTGATGGTTCTGTTACAGATTCTGAGTATCAATTTATAAACACACTAGCTTCTAACGCACAAACTCAAATAACTGCAAGACTACCACTCGCTGGTGGAACGATGACCGGGGATTTAAATCTAGGTGATAACGTAGATATTAATTTTGGTGCCGGCACGGATTTAAAAATATTTCACGACGGTAATGACTCTATTATAGAAGATGCAGGGACAGGTGCTTTAGAACTAAGGGCTTCTTTGCTTAATGTACGTAATGCTGCTGATACTCAAGATATGATTACAGCAACAGAAGGCGGAGCTGTTTCTCTATTTCATAATAACAGCGCCAAGATCGCTACGGCGTCTGGGGGAGTGAGCATAACCGGGACGGCCACAGCTACAACATTCAGTGGATCTGGAGCAAGTTTAACAAATTTAAATGCATCTAATTTATCATCAGGAACTGTGCCTGCAGCAAGATTACCTAGCACAGGTAAACTTTTAAAAGTGCAAACATTAGTAAGTGGTAGTAACTTTGATACCACTTCAGTTATTGCTTTTGATTCTTCAACACCTACTTCAAGTGAAGGAATTGAGGTGATGTCACAATCTTATACACCGGTGGCAAGTGACAGTCAGCTGCTACATGTTTTATCAAGCGCAGTTACAAATGCTTCTGCAGGTGGAACTGTTATATGGTCTATTTTTAACGGTAGTACAAACATTGGTGCTTTTGCAAATACAACAGGATCAAGTGGAATTTGGAATCAGTTCACGTGTCAAGCAAACGAAGCAAGCTCGAGCAGCACTTCAGCAAGAACATACTCAGTGAGATTTGGTGTTCCTTCAAGTAGGGGTCACTGGTTACAAACAAATAACTACAATTATTTTTTAGGCGCAAAAGCCGTATACACTATTTTCGAGATTGCCTCATGATTACTATTATGGACGCAATATTAGCGATTAACCCGGACGCAAAAGTATCTATTAAACATGATCTGAATGTAGATCCACCTGTCGTGGATGAAATTACATGGCATGAGGGAACTACGCCTATTTCAGATATTAATATAGCTGCAAAAAAAGCTGAACTAGAAGCTGAGTATAAAGCTAACAAATACCAAAGAGATAGGAAAGAGGAGTATCCAAGCATAGAAGATCAACTAGATGATATTTACCACAACGGTATCGATGGTTGGAAAGCAACCATAAAAGCCGTTAAAGATAAATATCCGAAAGGTTAATATGGCATTAATAAAAGCATCATTTGCACCAGGCATAGACAAACAAACTACAACTTACGGTGCGGAGGGTCGTTGGATAGATTCAAAAAACGTACGTTTTAGATCAGGTCTTCCAGAGAAAGTTGGTGGATGGAGCAAAGTTGTTACAGGTAAAAAAATTGCAGGTGTTGCAAGAGCAAGTACGGCTTGGGTTTCTCTGGCTGGTGTAAGACATTTAGCACTAGGAACAGACAGAAAACTATATGTATATGTTGAAGGTGCGTTTTATGATATCACACCAATAAGACTTGAAGCAGCGTTGACTGGTCCATTTGCCATGACCAGCGGATCACCAACAGTTACAGTTACACATAACTCTCACGGAGCAGCACAAGGTGATTTTGTAACCTTTGATTCTTTTTCTACGGCACAAGGGCTAGACATGAACAACGAGTTTGAAGTTACGTCAGTAGTAGATGGAAACAATTATACAGTTACACATACAAGCAATGCCAGCGGTACAGCAAGCTCGCAAGGTGGATCGGGGAACGCGAAATATCAAATAACAACCGGGACAAATATATCGTCTTTTGGTTTTGGATGGGGTACTGGAACGTGGAACTTGGATGCTTGGAACACACCAAGATCTGAAAGTGCAATTGAACTAGAAGCAACATATTGGGATCTTGATACTTTTGGAGAAGATCTTTTAGCGATTAGAAACGATGATGCTTTATATCGTTGGGACCTGTCAAACGGCACAAGTAATAGAGCTGTAAAAGTATCACAAGCTCCTGCAAAAAATAGATTGATCTTAGTTTCTTCTCCTGACAGACATGTGTTTTTATTTGGAACAGAAACGACCATAGGAAGTGGCACAACTCAAGATGATTTGTTTTTAAGATTTTCTTCTCAAGAAGATTTTCAAACATGGGCACCAGCAAGCACAAACACTGCAGGTTCTTTTAGAATACAAGATGGTTCTAAAATTGTTGCAGCAGTTAGATCAAGGGGTTCTATTCTTGTTTGGACTGATACAGCACTACACGCTTTAAATAATATTGGTCCACCTTTTATATTCGGACTAAACCAAATTGGTGCAAACTGCGGCGCTATATCTGCAAACTCTGTTGCAGATGTAAACGGTGTTACTTTCTGGATGAGTCAAACAGCTTTCTACTCATTTGATGGTGCAATCAAAAAACTAGATTGTACTGTACAAGATTTTGTATTTGACGATATAAACTCAACAGCAAACGGACAAGTTTCTGTTGCTGTTAACACAGACTTTAACGAGGTGACTTGGTTCTATGCATCATCAGGTTCTAACTTTCTAGACAGAAGTGTAACCTATAATTATCTAGAAAATGTTTGGTATACAAACAGTGGTTTTGTTAGAACTTCTTGGGTTGATCGAGGAGTGTACGCGTTGCCTTATGCAACATATTACGATGCAACTTCTACTCCTAACAACGAAACTATTTTAGGTGTAACAGCAGGATGTACAACTTTATACAGACATGAGGACGGTTTCAATGATGATGGTGCCGCTATGGATTGTCAGATTACAAGTGGTGATTTTGATCTTGAAGAGGGTGATCAAGTATTTTTATGTTCTCGTGTCATACCTGATTTTAAAGATCAAGCAGGCAGCACTGATATAAAAATAGAATTTGCAAACTATCCAGCAAGTACAAATACAAGAAGTTTTACAGGCACAACATCTTCAACTACGAAGTTTTTTTCTACTAGGGGTCGAGGTAGACAGGCAAACATAAAAGTTTCTAGTAATGCTGTAGATTCAAACTGGAGGTTTGGAACGGTTAGATTAGATGTTAGACCGGATGGAACTAGATAATGGCAAAAATTAATATTACAAGATTACCACTACCTCAAGATAAGTTTGATAGACAGCAGCAAGATATACTTATTCGTGAGCTGGAGAACATAATTAACCAATTGAACTTTACGTATCAACAAGACTTACGTGAAGAATTAACAGCAAGGAGCTGGTACTTAGGATGAGTGACATATATAAAAACAGAAGTGTTGCTTTGGCAAATACAGCACAGACAACAGTTTATACTGTGCCTACAGCTGATGTATCCACCACACCACCACAAAAACCTGTACAGGCAATAATAAGATCTATTCGTATTTGTAATGTATCAGGTGGTGCTGTAACGGCTGATGTTGTAAACACAGACGCTAGTGTTGGCTCAAACATAAACATAACCAGTGTTTTATCAATAGCAGCAAACACAGCCACAGAGATATTATCTCAGCCATTGATTGTTGAAGACAGTGACGCTATCAAGGTTACGGCCAGTGCTGGGGGTGCTTTACACGTAATTGTATCGGTATTGGAAATAACATAATGAGAAAAATACAAGAATCTAAAGTGCTGGGGACTCAGATGGTGGAGGGCAAAGAAGTGCCCGTATTACAACCTGAAGTATATGAGAGAATATATTGTAAAAACTGTGGAAATGAAGTAGATTCAGAAGAACAGGCAACCGGCACCTGCAGCAACTGTGGCCAACCCTGGTCAGTTCATAAAGCCAAAGATATACAAGTAAAAGTTATACAGATTCCAATGGGATCAGGATCGGGAGAATAAATGGGAATCAGAGATGTATTTGATGATATAGGTGACGCTTTAATACCAAAGGAGATTGCTCCTTATCTAGGTACTATCGGAGCGATGATCGCGCCAGTTGCACCTATCCTTGGGCTT